GGGCGTTGCAGTCCTGCCAGTATCTCTGAATAATTCGTGGAGTCTCTCCGACTGTCTGGACCACAACGAGTCCGGAGTATCTGTACCAATTCCACAGATAGGCAAGTTAAGGAGTTATCTCAGTAAGATTTTCAAATCTCGTTCAGTAATGCGACGATTGTATTGGGATTTTGTTGAAAACGAAACAGGTCAAGCATTTGTTCGTGTCCGATGGTATCCAAACCTTGGTGATAAGCGTGGTGCCGATCTTGGCACCGTTCTCTTCGATGTTCCCGTTCTAACTTCAGGAGATCAAGCTACGCCGCAGGATGCCGTTAATGCCGTAATTGGCTCAATTGTTAAGTTTTATTCTACATATGAGCAGTTGATGGAGGACGGGAAAATGACTTTAAAACACCGCTGGCACCCCAAGGGGCATGAGAGATTTAGTGAAATGTACCATGTTGTTGCTAAGAATCTTGTCTATTCCGTGGTAACTCCGTATGTTCACGCGCCAATCTCCATTCCATATATTCACAGTGCCTTTGATCCTTCTCCTCTGGTTGAAGAGCTACAGACTCGAGGGTTTGTTGTTCACGGGAAGCGATTCAAAGTTAAGAATATTCTTGGGATGGCACGTCAGGCGTTTGTTTCGACAGCCAATGAAAGTGCTATAATGTTGGCTTTAATGAAAATACCCAAGGAAGATGTTGTGTCACATGGCCGCAATGTTCATGTTGCAATGGCTTACCGTGAATTTTTGAACATCTGTGGACTCTTGACAATCAAAAAGATCGAGCCACCGACATATGATTTCCTTCAACTCATGAAGATGAGCATTCCTCGAGGAAAGAAAGCGGGGTTTTCACAACCTCCCAGTATGCGGATGGGCACCGAATGGACTGATACCCCAAATTACAAGGAAGATGTCTTCCTGTATACAGGTCTTCTCGTAGGTCATTGTTTTGAGAAGGCAAAATGTACGTTCAATCCAAGCTGGTCGCGTGATCTCAACGTGAAAGCAGTCTACTCCATCGTTAAAGCAAATCTCAGTGATGCACTGGCCAAACAGAGTGCAAAACCTGAGATTAGACAGCCTGGTGATGATCCCGAGAAGGCTCGGATCTTTTATCAACTGTCTATGCAGCACTACATCATAGCACGTGTTCTGTGTGAACCATTTCATGAGTACATCCTCATGCGAGGATTTTGTGCCTTAGGCTTCCGTTGGCTCGGGGGCGGTGCAGAAAAGCTATGGAGGTTTATGCGTGGAAGTGATGCTGGACGAGAATTTGGATGCCTTGATGTTTCGGGAAAAGACCGAAACTTTAAGGCTCAGGATATTGCAGATGGTGTTGCCCTCCAAGAGACCATCTACAGGCGAAGTAACACCTGGCAGTCTGTCCTTACGACAGCTTTGTTTATGTGGCTGATTCAAAACACCGCATATCATACTGTGAACTGGCCCGGTGGATTTCGATTCGTTATCGGACTCCTCTTTTCAGGTGATTACAACACCAGTGTCCTGAATTCTATCCATCTTTGCATGCTCTTTATTGCCTATATCATCAAGATGTCGGTGACTTACAGACAACTTTGGGGCGCTTGGCGTGATGGTAGAGCCCGGGCGATGGTTCAAGGCGATGATGTGATCGTGTCTTTTGGTAAGGATGTTCGTGACCTTATCAACACGAAAGGGTTTATTGCCTTTCTAGAGAGTCACGGTCAATTGATCAAGCCTGAATCAGTTGCCATTGCTGACCGTCTAGACAGTGATTTTGATCTTCATGGGCGTCTTCGGACTCCCCGTGACAAGGCCATTGTCTTCCTAAAGCGTTACCTATTCCGAGAGCCAAACAAGAATCTTGTGTATCCCGTTCGTCCCACCTGTGATTATGTATACAGGTTGGTGACAACCACCAGTTCTCTTGACACACCCGCGCTGTATTTTTCGAAACTCGTTGGTCTTTTGTTAGACACAATGGGCACCAACCCGTTCGCATATTCTATGCTATTGACGTTGTGCTCCATAGTCTACGAGAGATACAATGGCCCTGCCTTTCAGCGTGAGTTCGAAGAGAAAATGGGTGAAGAGGAGTTCACTCGGTCTCGCCTTTACAAAATGGGTTTGGAAGGTGTTTCTCCGAGTACGATTCTTGAGATGGTGCGTAATCGTGGTGTTCTATTCGATCGCATTGTCGGGCGAGAAGTGACAATAATTGAGGCGACATTCGACCTGAATGAGACTCAATATCGCCCCATGCTCCCCAATCGGTACTGAAAACTGTGTTTGAAATAACAAAATGGTAATTGGTGTTTCCAA